GCAGGAGAAGAAATGAGAGATCGTCGCTTTGTATTGCTGCGCGACGTGGTGATCCCGGCCGGCACCGTGCTGGAGCGGGCCGCCAATGAGCGCGGCGGGACCTTGGCCGTCGAGTGCGTCGTGGCGCTGGGGCCGGACAGCCACGGATATTTCGTGATCGCCGACGCCGACGGCGATGCGGCGAAGGACGCCCTGGGCTGGGTCGAGGAATGCAAACCATCAGCCGCCTGATCGAGGCCGAGCGCCGGGGCGAGCCCCGCCCCGGGCCGGACCGGCTGGCGGACGTGACCCTCACGGTGCGCGAGTGGTCCATCGTGCTGGGCTCGCTCTCGGCAACGGCGCAGCACATGGTGCGGGCGAAGGCGGCCGGGCGACTGCTCGAGCAGATCGGCGACCAGGGCATCGTCGATGTTACCGACGTGCTGGGGGCCATCCGGCGTCAGGCGCGGCTGTGAGCGCGGCCCCCGACCTCGGCGCCGTCAAGGCCGAGATCCTCCAGTTGCTGACCAGCGATAAATGGTCAGCTCACCAGATTCTATTCCGCCACCGCCACCAGTACAGCGGCGTCCCCACCGTGCCGGCCGAGTTCCACCGCTTTCTGGTTGAAGACTTCTGGTCGCCGAACCCATACAGCATCGTCCTCGCCTTCCGCGGCAGCGCCAAGTCTACCCTCGGCGAGGAGGACATCGTGCTGGCGGCGTGCCTGATGGCCTGGCGCAACATCGTCGTGATCTCCTCGAACGAGACCCGCGCGGCCGAGCGGCTGGCGGCGGTCGCCTACGAACTGACCACCAACCCCTTTATCGTCGACCTGTTCGGCGATTTGAAGGGCGACGCCTGGACCCAAACGAAGATCGTCACGACTACGGGCGTCTGCGTGCAGGCGATCGGCCGCGACCAGGACATCCGGGGCATCAAGCACCTCGACCACCGCCCTGATTTCATCTTCGTCGACGACGTGGAGAGCCCGGAATCGGTGCAGACCCCGGACCAGCGCCGGAAGACGCTGAGATGGTTCCTCTCCGAATTGCTGCCGGCCTGCGCCCCGGAGCGTCGGGTCCGCATCCGCGCGACGCCGATGGACGCCGAATCCCTGCCGATCAAGTTGCAGAACGAGTGGGGCTGGCCGACGAAGACGTTCCCGGTCGAGTACCTGGACGAGGACGGCAAGCGCAAGGCGTCATGGCCCGAGGTCTGGCCATTGCCGAAGATCGACCGCGAGCGCCAGGGCTATGAGCGGGTCGGGGAATTGGCGGTCTGGGAGCGCGAGATGCTGTGCCGCGCCTTTTCCGAGAGCGACCGGATTTTCACCCGCGAGATGATAAAGGTGGCGCCCCGGGAGAAGACCTGGCAGGCCTGCTACGCGATGATCGACCCGGCCCGCTCCACGGGGCCGCAAAGCGCCACCACCGGCTGGGCCGTGTGGTCCTGGATCAACAACCGCCTGATTGTGTGGGCCGCCGATGCGAGCTTCCTTCTCCCCGACGAAATCGTTGCCCTTGCCTTCGACATCCACGAACGGTTCGATCCGGTGTGGGTTGGCGTGGAGCTTGACGGCCTTGAACAATTTCTATTGCAGCCGATGCGGCACGAAATGGCTCGAAGGGGGACTTATCTGCCCCTTAGAGGCGTCCGCGCTCCCCGCGGAAAGCTCGACTTCATCCGAGGGCTCCAGCCGTTCTTCTCGGCCCGCGAGGTCGAGTTCGCGCAAGCCCTACCAGTTCTCGCCGAACAGCTTCTCAACTTCCCGACGGGCAAGATAGACGCGCCGAACGCGCTGGCCTACGCGCTGACAATGCGGCCGGGGCTGCCGGTCTACGACGGCTTCGGCGCCGAGCATATCGTCCCCGACCTGGCGCACGATCCGACCCGGCCCTTGTTCCTCATTGCCAACGCGACGGGCGCGATGACCGCCGCGGCGCTGGTGCAGCATTTCGACGGCCGGCTCCTCTTGTTGGCCGACTGGGTGCGCGAGGGCAATCCGGGGGAGTTGGCGGGGCCTATATATAATGAAGCGGTGCTGGCGGCCGACGCGCCGCGCGACGTGCTATTGCGCCAGCGGCCGCGCTCGTGGGACGCGATGCTGAAGGCGCCGGTGCCCGACCGCCTGACGAGCCGCAACCAGCCGCCCATCTGGATCGTGCCGCCGCACCACGAGGACAAGTACACCAATGTCGGGCTGCTTCAGTCGATCCGGGCTATTCCGGCTGATCTGCGCCTCGGTGGCGCGGAGGCGGCCGGACAGGTTCATCTGCAAGATATGCTGGGCCGGATCTCCCGAGGCATGCCCGCTGTCGCGGCTTCCCCCCGAGCCCGATGGCTATGTCGTGCGTGCGCGGGAGGTTATTCTCGAGCCCTGGTGCGCGGTCGCCTCCAGGACGAACCGGAGCAGGGGCCGTACTCTCTCCTGATGGCGGCAGTCGAGAGCTTTTTGGGTTTGCAGGCCAAGGCGTTTGCCTCGGACGCCGAAAGCGAGGATACGGATCAACCGTGGGCCGAGGACCGGTTCGGAAATAGATTCCGAACAGCAATGCCAGCTAGACGGTAATGACCGGGTGCGCTATTATGATGGCTGGGCCATGGCGCGCTGTGGTTTGGCTAGGGCGGCTTTGGTCCGCTTAGGCCTGGATCGGTTCGGCTAGGTAAGGTTTTCGCGGCGGTCACCGCGAGAGACGCGACATCGAATTTCACGATCTTCCTCGTGGCCGGTGTTGCGATACGCAACCCCTGATTTCGCGTCCGGGCGTGACCGGCCGGCCGCGAGGGAGGCTGTTATGGCGAGAAGTAAGGCTACTGCAGAAGTCGTCAGAATTGGCGGCGATGTTCCAACTAATGGATCTGACGAGGCTATTGCCTTTTTGGAACCGTTCACGGCTGAGGTCAGAATTGAGGGTTCGGCCGATATCCTGTTCCATCGGTGGAACCCGGAGGCGGTGGACGAAAAGGCGAAAGCGGCCAAGGGGAGCGCTGCAAAAAAGAGCGATAATATCGAAAGCTATGTTTATCGGAACGACGCGGGAGAGATTTGTTTGCCTGGAGAATATCTGCGCGGGGCTATAGTCGGGGCGGCGAAATTTCGCCAAGATCCGCGCTCTCCACGAAAATCTGCGATGGACCTGTTCAAGGCTGGGGTGGTGTCATTGACCCCTTTGGCTCCGATGTATTCTGCGGCAAGCCGGGGCACGGCAAGCGGCGGCAAGGCAAGCCACGGTGAGGCAGGGTGTGGCGCGGCGACCGGGTGGGATTATGAAGACAGAAGAAGAGTCGTCGTTCAGAGATCAGGCATCAATCGGACTCGCCCAGCTATGAAAGTTGGTTGGAGCGCGACTTTTCTCCTTATGGTTACCCTGCCAGAATACATCTCGCCGCAAGTATTAAATGAGGTTATTGCCACCGCTGGTAGAATAGGTGGTCTCGGCGACTTCCGGCCGACTTACGGAAGGTTCGCCGTTGTCTCCTATCGGGTGTGCGAGGGATAGGTCCGGCAGGGAGCGGCTTGGGATGGCAGGGCTCGGTTAGCTATGGCCGGGGGTGGCATGGTCCGGCATGGTACGGGGCAGCAATGCCCGGTATGGGCGGGTGAGGTATTGGGACGGTGTGGAGCGGCTGGCCGCGGCGCGGTCTGTTTCGGTACGGCTCGGGGGGGCCTGGTGTGGTGCGGCAGGGTTAGGTCGGATTCGGCACGCTGTGGGGCGGCTCGGAATGGCTAGGTGTGGTCAGGCGGGCGTCGGCATGGCGCGGCCTGCGGGGATGCGGTATGGTGCCGGTTCAGGACGGCGATGCCGGCGAGAAGATGAGCCGACCTCTTGAGTGGCCCGAAATGCCGTGGCTGACGCCCGACATTGGCTATATAGGTGAGTGGCGCGGCATCCTGTTCGTGGATGAGGTGGTTGTTGGCAACCGGCGCCAGCGTCGTCGCCGGGACAAAGCTGAATCGGAGGTAGACGATGTCACGATCCCATGATGACAGGCCCACCGACGCACCGAAGCCCGCCGACAGGTCAAATCCGCCCGGCGCTCTGACCGCCGACGAGCAGGGCCGGTTGCGGGAACTCCGCGCCAAGCCCGAGGCCGAGCGCTCGCCCGACGAGAAGACGGAACTGGCTGCGCTGGAAGCCCGCAACGTGCCGCAGGCGGCCGCCGTCACCGACCGCATTCAGCGCGACCTCTCGCCCGACCGCGCCCCGGCGCCGCTGGTCGACATGCCGAAGGATGACGCCAACCGGCTGCGCGATCTCAGAGTCGCCAACGAACTGGGCCGCCTTTCGGATGGCGAGCGGGCCGAGATGGGCACCCTGTCGATGGCTGAATCGGAGGCCGCCGGCCACGTCATGTCGCCCGACTCGCCAGAGACCGAGGATGACGGCTCCTGGGTCATCGACGAACTCCTCGGCATGATCGAGGCGATGGTCGACCTGACCCCGGCCTATCGCAATATCGGCCTCCGGGTGCGGACGATGCGCGCCCGCCTGGAGGAGGCGCGCCATCCGGTGCCGGTACCCGATAAGGGCTGATGCTGCGCACTAGCTGATAGCGTCGATGTCTGACCTGCCCGCGATCGCGCTTCCGCCGGAACGCGAGACCGTCGATCGCGACCAGGATTTGCTGGGGCGGCAGCCGCGCGGCGGCGCCTCCCCGAAGTCGGGCATCCGCGGCCATCTCGACGATCTGTTCGATGACATCAAACGCGGCTTCGACGACCAGGAAGACCGCTCCGACGACATCCAGGATTATTGGGACTGCTATAACTGCGAGGCGAACCAACACCGTTATTACAACGGTATCGCCAACATCTATTTCCCGATCATCCACGACGCCATCGAGGCGATCGTCACGAGGTATGTTAACCAATTGTTCCCGCAGGGCGGCCGCTATGTGCAGGCGATCAGCGCCGACGGCGACACCGAATCCGCGCTCGTCGCGATCCTCGACCACTATATCCGCCAGGGTAGCGTCAAGACCCAGGTCGCCGAACCCCTGGTCAGGAACGGCCAGGTCGAGGGGCAATACAGCCTCTACGTGGACTGGGCCGAGGTCGAGCGGCAGATTGTTTCACGTGAAACACACGGCCCCATTGACCCAGAAACCGGCCAGGAAATGCCGGGCGAGGAAATCGAGGACATCACCGAGGAGACCGTCATCGAGGGCTACCCGGTCCTTGAGGTGTTGCACGACCCCGATGTTCTGATATTGCCGCCGACGGCCGACACGGTGCAGGAGGCGCTGTCCTGCGGCGGCTCCGTCACGATCGTCCGCCGCTGGTCCAAGGACAAGATCCGGGCGATGGCGCGGGCCGGCAACATCCGCGAGGACGAGGCGGATAAGCTCGTCGCCGAGATGGGCCGGGTCGGCGAGGAGGAGCGCAACACCGAGCGCCACATCCTGGAACAGGTCGGCATCCGCGACGAGGGGCGGATGGCGCAGGTCTGGGAAGTCTGGGCGATGCTGCCGCTGGGCAAATCCGGGCGCTACGCCGAGGATGGCCGCAAACGCCTCTGCCGCATCTTCTTCGGCCCGAAGCGCTGCCAATTGGGCGCCAAGCGCAACCCCTACTGGAACGACCGCTGCCCGCTGATTTCGCGCCCGGTCAAGAAGATGGCCGGCGCCGCCAAGGGGCCGAGCCCGATCAAGTACGTGGAATCGTTGCAATATGAAGCAAACGATGCGGTTAACGAAGGTGCCGACGCGGCGACACTCAGTGCGGCGCCCATCGTTGCCCGTGACCCCGAGAAGGTGGACGGTCCGCTTGTTTACAACGTCGGGGCCGTCTGGGATGCGCCTCCCGGTTCGGTTGAGCTTCTCACATTTCCCGACCTTACCCCTCGCGCGGCAACTCGCGTCCAAATGGCCCTACAGGCGATATTCCAGAACCTGAATGTCAACCCGTCGATGCTGCCGTCTTCCTCCTCGCGCACGACGCAGCCGACCCAGGCGCAGATCGCCCAGGAGCAGGCGGTCGACCTGCTGACGACGGCGATGGGTGTCTCGACCCTGGAGGACGTGTTGACCGAGGCGGTCGCCTGGATCGTCGACCTCGACTACCAGTTCCGCGACCGCAATATCCT